CCCCTTCTCTCTCTCCCCGGTAGGAAACGAAAACCGTTGAGAGGAAACATCTTCGGGCCTCGCGAAGTTAGGTGGGTGCCAAGTGGCTGTTCCGAGCCCGTACGGCGCCGATCACCAGCGTCGGCGGAAGCTGGCGCTCGAGGAGGCGTACAACACCCCCTGTCCGCGGTGTGGGGAGCTGATGTTGAGGGGGCAGCGGCTGCACTTCGGGCACGTCGAGCCGGTGGTGATGAACCCGGCGTCGAAGGCGGAGCGCATCGAGCACGCCGACTACCGGGACTGCCCTGCCGGCGGGAACACCGCTGACGGTGGGCGGCTCATGCACCGGATCCGGAATCTGCGCCCGTCGCGGGATTGGTGATGACGCGGGAGGTGACGTATCCCGTTGGAGGACAACGACACCGGCGAGGACTTGGGGTACAAGCCGCGCGAGCTGTCCAAGACGGCACGGCGCGAGATGCGCGTGCTCGAGCTGCGCGCCGAGGGCTACGGCTTCGACGAGATCGCGGCCAGGTGCGGGTACGCGAACCGTGGGTCGGCGTGGAAGGCGTACAAGCGGGCGCTCGCGTCTGGCGACCGGGTCATGACGGACGAGAACGCCAGGACGTTGGAGCTGCACCGCCTCGAGCTGCTGACCCAGGCCGTGTGGCCGGCGGCGTCACGGGGGGACCTGAGCGCGGTCCGTGAGGCGGCCCGGCTCAGCATGCTGCGCTCGAAACTGCTGGGTCTGCCTGTGGCGCCGGGTCGCTCGGGGGGTCGCTCCAGCGACGACGGGGCCGGTGAGCAGTCGGGTGTGGTGATCGGCCCGGATCGTCTCGACGAGATGCGCGAGCGGAGGCAGCGCGATGAAGCTGAGCGCACTGCTGGATCGTGACGCCACGTATGACGAGCGGGATCTGCCGTTGGGTGTGCAGACCCCGACACACCGGTTGGTGCCGGCAGCAGCGTTCACCCACGGCAATGACGCGGTCGAGTTCGCGGACTACTGCGGCTACAGCCTGTACCAGTTCCAGTGCGACGGCCTGGTCGACAAGCTCGGCGCCAACGTCATCGAGCAGCGTGACGGGACACGGGTGCAGCGGTGGGCGGCGCAGGAGACGTGCGACATCCTGTCGCGACGCAACGGCAAGTCCGTGGAGATCGAGGTCCTGATCCTGTTCGGCTTGTTCGTCCTCGGTGAGCAGAAGATCATGTACACCGCCCACCGCGACGACACCGCGGCGGCCGTGTTCAACAACGTCGTCGCCGCGATACGCCGTACCCCGAAACTGTGGGCTGAGCTGATCGACAAGGGCCCGCGCACAGCCAACGGGCAGCGCGCGATCATCCTCAAGAGCGGCGCCGCGTGCTACTTCCGCACCCGCACCAAGGACGCCGCGCGAGGACAGGGCTTCGACCGTCTCATCGTCGACGAGGCGCAGGAGCTCGACGAGGAAGAGCTGGCGTCGGTCATGCCTCTGGTGTCCGGCAACCCCAACGCCCAGCTGAACTACGCCGGTTCCGCTGGCGGCCTGCGCGCAACGGTCCAGGCGAAGCTGTGGCGCTCGTTCCTCGCTGAGGAGCGGGGCCTGTGCTACCGCGGATGGCACGCCGACCGGGACACAGACTTCGACGACCTCGACCTTGTAGCGAGAGTGAACCCTCGTCTGGGGCATGGTCTGAGCTACGAGTTCGTGGCCAAGGAGTTCGGGAAGATGACCCGGGCCAACTTCGGCCGTGAGCGTCTGGGTGTGCCGACGTTTCCCCGTCAGGCTGGCGACGCGTGGGTCATCCCCGAGGAGGCGTGGACGCGCTGCAAGGACTCCGAGTCCAGCATCCCCGCCGGCGCCCCGATCGCATTCGTGCTCGAGGCGGACCCAGAGCTGGAGTACGGCACGATCGGTGTCGCCGGCCGACGCCAGGACAAGGCCATGCACCTCGAGGCGTTCGTGCACGAGCCGGGCGTCTCCTGGATGGTCGACCGGGCCAAGGACCTGCAGACCAAGCACGGCGGTGACGTGTGGCTGGACCCCAAGGGACCGTGCGGCTTCCTGCAGGGTGACCTCGCCCAGTCGGGCGTCGCGGTCAAACTGTTCGACGCCGAGGACGTGAAGAACGCATGGACCTGGCTGTACACCAACGCCAACCCCAAACCTGACCCGACCGACCCGGACCACGTTCCCCCACCCGGGCTGTACCACCGCGGCGGCGACGCGATGACCAGGGCCTTGTCCGCGGCCGAGCTGCGGAACCTGCTCGACCGGCACACCCTGCGCCGCACGGTGGCATCCGAGATCAACCAGGGCCCACTGATCGCGCCGATGCTCGCCGCGTACGCCGTCGTCAAGAGCGAGCGATCGAAACCGCCACCGCCCTCACCGCGGTCGGCGCGCGGCGACCGACCCGGCCGCCGTACCCCACCGAAGCGACGCGCACCGCGCGAGATCGACATCGCCAAGGCCGGCTTCTGACCTGACCGACCCGTGAGGAGGTGCCGCTGGTGGCGCAGGACGACCCCACACCTCCCCCGCTGCCCAAGGGCGGCCGCTCACAGGTCGCGCAGCGCGAGGTCGGGTATGCCGCGAACCCGACAGACGGACGCGACTGGTGGCAGGTCGGCGCCCTCGACGACGAGACGACCCCGGAGCTGCAGTGGCCGCTGAACCTGGCGGTGTACGACGCGATGCGCAAGCAGGACGCGCAGGTCGGGTCGGTGCTACGGGCTGTGACGTTCCCGGTCCGTTCCACGAAGTGGCGCATCGAACCCAACGGCGCTCGCGATGACGTCGTCGAGCATGTCGCGCGGGATCTTGGTCTGCCGATCAAGGGCCGTGAGGACATCGCCCCCGGCCGCATGCGGGACCGCTTCTCCTGGGACGACCACCTGCGCCACGCCCTGCTGAAGCTGGTGTTCGGGCACATGGTGTTCGAGCAGATCTACCGCATCGACGAGGTCACCGGGCTGGCGCACTTGCGCAAGCTGGGACCCCGGATGCCGCGCTCGATCGCGAAGTTCAACGTGGCCCGTGACGGCGGCCTGGTCTCTATCGAGCAGAAGGCCACCATGGACGGCCCAGGCAGCAAGAACATTGTGCTCCCGGTGAACCGGCTCGTCGTCTACGTCAACGAACGTGAGGCCGGCAACTGGCAGGGCATCAGCGCTCTCCGCACGGCGTACAAGAACTGGCTCCTGAAGGACCGGCTCCTGCGCATCCAGACCACAACCTTGGACCGCAACGGGATGGGCGTTCCCTGGTTCACCGGCGCCGAGGGCGCCGACCAGAAGGCGATCGACGCCGGACAGCAGATCGTGGAGGACCTGCGCAGCGGCGACAACTCGGGCGCTTCCGGCCCGCACGGCTCCATTCTGAAGCTTCTTGGTGTCGAGGGTGAGCTACCCGACGCCGGCAAGCCGATCCAGTACCACGACGAACAGATCGCCCGCGCGGTGCTGGCCCACTTCCTGAACCTGGGCACCCAGACCGGCTCTTGGGCTTTGGGCACCACGTTCGCTGACTTCTTCACCCAGTCGCTGACCGCGGTCGCGCAGGACATCGCGGACGTCACTACCGCCCACGTCGTCGAGGACCTCGTCGACATCAACTACGGCGAGGACGAACCGGCCCCGAAGGTTGTGTTCGACGACATCTCATCGAACTCGGCGGCGCTCGCGCTGGCCATCAAGGCGCTCGTCGATGCGGGCGTCCTCACCGCCGACGAAGGCCTCGAGGCGCACATGCGCCTGGGTCTCGGCTTGCCGACGAAGACCAGCGAAGGAGCAGATCGTGACCCGTCAGCTGCCTGACACCCGTCCGCACACCGAGGCCGAGTTCGAGGTTCCCACTCCGCCTCCGGCGCTCGCGCAGGTGCCGCGCCTGCGGTACTGGGGCGACCGTCGCCCGCCGAAGAACCGGGCCGACATGTTCTCGGTCGCGGTGTCACCACGCAACGCCACGACGGACGACCCTGACCCGGACACCGCCCCGGCCGAGCCGACGCAGTCCGTGGGGAGCGTCGCCACGATCCGCCTGTACGGACCCATCGACTCCTGGGGCGGTTGGTGGGGCATCTCAGCGGCCGACGTCAGCGAGGCCCTCGACGGCTTCGGTGACGACGTCGACGAGATCCGTGTGCGGATCAACTCCCCCGGCGGCGAGGCCTGGGAGGGCATGACGATCCTGAACATGCTCCGCGCCCACCGCGCCAAGGTGGTCGCCGTCGTCGATGGCGTCGCCGCGTCCGCGGCCTCGTTCATCGCTGCCGGCGTCGAGGAGACCGTCATGTCTCCCGGCACCCAGATGATGATCCACGACGCCAGCAACTTCGCGATCGGCAACGCCGCGTTCATGCGTAAGAACGCCGAGTTCCTCGACTCCATCTCCGACGCGATCGCCTCGGTGTACACCGGCGCCGCCGGCGGCACCGACCAGCAGTGGCGGGCCCTCATGGTCGAGGAGACCTGGTACACGGCCAAGGAAGCCACCACCGCAGGCCTGGCCGACCGCGTCGCCGTCGTCCCCGACGCCGGAACCACGACCACGGCAGGCGCGAACGACCCCGACCCGTTCGAGGACGTCGAGGACGCCTTCGACCTGTCGATCTACAACTACGCCGGCCGCTCCCACGCGCCAGCACCCAAGCTGCCGACCTCGTCCGGGGTCGGTACCACGTCTGCGGCCACCGCGGCCGGAGACACCTCACAGGAAGGAGCAGCTGCTGTGTTCAACGACGAGCAGCTCACCACCCTGCGGCAGAAGCTCGGTGTCTCCGACGACGCCGACGCCGACACCGTGATCGGCGCCCTCGACGAGGCGCTCGCCGAGCGCGCCGAGACGACCACGACTGCACCGGGCACGGTCGCCGTCGACGAGGGCAGCCTCGACCAGCTGCGCCGGGACGCCGCAGCCGGCCGCGAGGCCCGCAACGCCCAGCTCGAGGCCGACCGCGTCGCACTCGTGCGGGACGCGGTCAACGACGGCCGCATCCCCCCGGCCCGCCGCGACCACTGGCTCGCCCAGCTCCGCGCCGACGACGAGGGCGCCCGCGCCGCCCTGGCCGGCCTCACCAAGGGCACCATCCCCGTCGACGAGCTCGGCACCGCTGACGCCGCCGACGACAAGTCCGTGAACGACCTCTACAACGAGGTCTTCCCCGAGCACCAGAAGGAGAGCTGACCATGGGCGACTACACCCCCGTCCACGCCGGCCTGCCCCTCACATTCACCGCGTCGGCCGCGGTGGTCGGTGGCCAGCCGGTCGAGATCACCGGCGACATGCAGGTCGGGCCCGCCGCCGCGACCTCGGCCAAGGTGGCCGGTGTCGCCGGCTACGACTGCCCGGCCGGGAGCACGGTCACCGTGCACACCCCCGGCAGCAGCGTCGAGGAGGTCGCGGTCGCCGCCGCGGTCGCCGCCGGCGCCCACGTCAAGGCGGCCGGCGCCGGCCGCGTCACCGGTTTCGTGGCCGGCACCGACCCTGAGCCGGCCAGGTTGGGCCTGTGCATCAAGGGTCAGACCACCGTCGGCCAGCCCTGCCGCTACCTGACGGCCTGAGCGAGAAGGAGAACATCACCATGGGTGGCATCTACCCCGCAGTGCCGTCGCAGAACGAGCAGGACGTTGCCAAGCTGCAGCGGTTCCTGCGCGAGCCGACGTACATGGCCCGGCTCGTCCACGACGAGAACGCCGACACTTTCCTGTCGGACTGGCTGTTCCCGACGACCACCGAGACGAGCGGGTCGGTCCTCTACGAGGTGTCCGACGGCGTCTACCTCGACCGCCCGCCGGAGGAGGTCTCCCCGGGTGCGGACTACCCCCGCGCCAAGCCCACCGACGGCGAGGCCGCGTTCGCGCGCGTCCCGAAGAACGGCATCGACGTGCCGATCACCGACGAAAAGCTGCAGGAGTCCAAGCGCGACGAGATCAAGCGCGCCGCGCAGCAGGTCGGCCGGCACGTCCGTCGCCAGATCGACACCCCGGCCCTGGTCGCCGCGAACGCCGCGGTCACCAAGACCGTGGCGGCCACGGGCGACTGGTGGTTCGACATCATGACCGCCGTCGGCCAGATCAACAACGAGCCGGAGAACTACAACGCCGACGCCGTCGTGATCCCCTGGGACAAGTACGCCGACGTCGCCAAGGACGTCGTCGGACTCCTGCCCCGCGAGGACCGCGGCGGCGTCGTCCAGACCGGCAAGCTCCCGACGATCGCCGGCATCACCATCGCCCCGGCCATCATGCCGCCCGGGTCGGACCCGATGGTCGTCGACCGCCAGGTCTTCGGCCGACGGGCGTTCCGCCGGATCCCGTCGCCGGAGTACTCCGGCGACCCGGCGAACGGGATCGAGACGTGGACGCGTCGCGACCAGCAGGCCAACGACCAGTGGCTCGTCCGCGGTCGCCGGCCGATGATCGCCGTCATCCACGAGCCCCGCGCGGGCCGACGGATCACGGGGGCCTGACCATGGCGCTGAAGTACACCGCAGTGGTCGACCTCGCCGTGAAGTCCGGCGACAAGGAGAAGCTCGTCAAGAAGGGCAAGGACCTGCCCAAGGGCGTCGACGACACCACCCTCAACGCGCTGCAGCGCGCCGGGCTGGTGCTCGTCACCGAAGCCAGCTCCTCGTCGGGCTCTGGCTCCTCGTCGGGCTCTGGCTCCTCGAGCAAGGAGACAGTCCAGGCCTCGGACGACCTCCCGGCGGAGCGGGACACCCGCGACGTGTGGGAGGCGTACGCGCCGAAGGTGGGTGTGGACGTGGCCGACTTCGCCGGCAAGAACAAGGGCGACCTGGTCGACGCGGTCACCAAGGCCCACGAGGCCAAGGCCGCGCAGTCGGAGGCCGAGAAGGCCGGCGGCGACAACTCCTGACGGAAGGGGCACCCGGTCATGGCTCTCTTCACCAACGTTGAGCTCAGCAAGTGGCTGCACTACGACGGTGACATCGCCGTCGACGAGGCCACGTTGGTGGAGAAGGTCGTGACCGGGTGGCTCTGCAACGCCGCCGGGCTGGACCAGCTACCGGACCCGTTGCCGGCCGCGTTCTTCGGCTGGGGTCTGGAGCTCGGCGGCATCGCCTATGAGAACCCGACGTCCATGTCGGAGGACTCTGCCGGTGACGTGTCGTCCGCGTGGGGTGACCGCCGCCGGCAGATCCTTGCCGACGTCGCCGCCTGGGGCTTGCGCAACGGCACTTCAGGCGATGCAGCCCCCCTTCCACGCGGAAACTTTCCTCCGGCGACACCGTGGCCCGATCAGTACAGGGGACGCTGGTGACGCGCCGCATCCACCCCCGCCACGTCACCGAACGTCTCGACCTCGAGGTGT